GCATTAGATGAAATTAATAATCTTAACCAGAAAAATGCTGACCAGCAAAAAACAACTTTGTCTCTTGCTTCTGCACTATCTAGAGGAGATATCGCTGCTGCGGCACAGGCTGCTATCGAAAAGAAAAGGCAGGATACACAGTTTGCTCTAGAAGACCAGAAGAAGGTTTATCAGGTAGCAAGAGAAACAGAACTTAAAGCAGTTGTACAAGATGTTAATGGCGTTCTCATGACCAGAGAACAAATTGAGGAAAGAATTCTTGCTAACACTGGTAGGATTACTAGGAATAAAGCAAATGAGTTAGAAACATTAATTAGAATTGGTGCAGAGGCTGATAGAATTTATGGAATATCTACCTCAAATCCTACAGTTCAAACAAAGGCTCGTGGTGGAATGATTGTGCCACAAAGATTTGTTTTCGGTGGAGGAGTCTTTGGAACTGATACGGTACCTGCTATGCTTACTCCAGGAGAGTTTGTGGTTAGAAAAGCAGCGGTAGACGCTATAGGAATTAGCAATCTTAATGCCATTAATAATGGAGCATCAATGGGCGAATCAGTGTATAATTATAGTATTACAGTGAACGCTAACTCTTCAGATGCCAGCGGTATTGCAGATGCGGTGCTTAGAGAAGTTCAAAGAATAGATTCACGAAGAATTAGGAGCAGTGCTATTTAATGACTACAAGTACATACCTTGCTGGTAGAAAAAAATATAAAAGACCACAGTCAATGATGTGGTCAGACCTGCCCCCGATTACATCTGGTGGATTCTTGGTTCCAGACGGATTCGAAGTAAATGCTGCTACTGCTGGCGATGATTTTATAATTTTGTCTGACCACAACAGGAAAGATATATCTTTTAAGCCAGAGCGTATTGAAAAGCGTGAGCGTATGATTAATGGTCGTATGCGTTCATATCACATTGCAGATAAAATGACTATCTCTACTTCTTGGGATATGCTTCCATCTAGAGCATTTTCTAATGACCCAACTTTTAATACGACAACAGGTTTAGCAGCAACAGGCTCAAGGTCAGTTACCGTAAATGGAAATACATACAACATAGACCCAACTATGTATACTGTAGATGGTGGTGCTGGTGGCAACGAACTGCTTGACTGGTATCAAAATCACACTGGCTCATTCTATGTATTTTTAGCCTACGATAAAAAAGGTAACTTTGCAACAGATGGTCAGTACGGTCACCTTGCCGAGTACAACGAGGTTGTCGAAATGTTTATCTCTAGTTTTGACTATACAGTGGTAAAAAGAGGTGGCACAAACTATGACTTCTGGAATATTTCTGTCACCTTGGAAGAGGTATAATGTATCAGGATGCTAACCTTAAAAACTATATAGAACAATCATCTTCAGTAAACTTGGAGTCTATCGTTCTTGCAGAATGGAACATGAACTTTTCAAACAACATTCTTACTTTAGGAAACTATAGGCACAGACCAAACATAGCCAGCCCAACCGAAGCAAACTTTGGAGATGTCAAAGCAGCCTGGGCACTAGAAACGAGTGCTTCGTCTCCACAATATTATTTTAATGCAACAAACTCTAATACAGTTATAGACGTAGGAATAGACCTAAGCACATCAAATCCAATTATAAATTCAACTGTAGATGAAACAGAAAAAATGCTTTATTCTTTAAGTGAAACAATCTCTAGGTTTAGACCACGTTCTGGAATAAATAAAATTAGATGGTTTGGCAAAAACTATTTAAACTATGCTAATTCAAATATGCACTTACAGCCAAGATTTTATTTAGCATCTAAAGACGACAAGTTTAAGTATTGGAACTCTTATAGAATAGATACTGGAACTTATGGCGGTGTAGAAAGAGGAATTGCAAATACAGCGACTGGCAACTCTGATTATTATATAGATGACGTAGCACCATTTGTAGTATACGAAGACGCAGTTCCTGCTAACAGAATTGTTGTTAAGATGCAAACAGGCGTTGGAGATGTTAACAATGGACCGTACAAGAAATCAAATAATAAAACTTTTACTGACCCATTTTATGAAGACCCATTTAACAATACATCGTTGATTAATCAAAAAACACCAGAGATTTGGCAGATTCAATATTTAAACAATTCGGATATTTGGACAACAGCACAGTCCTTTACCCTTAACCAACAGCGAACAAATGGTAAAAGAATTATAGGTTCGGACGGATATGTTGAACTTGCTTATGGAATAACAAATTCTCCAGCAACTTTTAGACTTCTTGGTGAGTATGTTTCTCAAAACTCGCTACCGCTTGACGGAGCAACAGGAGATGCCTATCTTGTACCAGATGTTACAAACGCTACTTCTGGAACTATCTATGTTTGGAATGGAACTAACTGGACAACCAACTCTTTTGTTCCAACATACGGCTGGTATTTGAATGAAGAAACATTAAATACAAAGTCATCTATATTAAAAAACATAACATCTCCAGACTTTTTTGGTTCTGCAACAACAGTGTACACTCCAACATATAGAGAGTTTCAGTTTATTAAGGGTATTCGTATTGTTGTAGAAACAATGTCACAAAAGGGTTCAAGTTTTGATTTAATTGAAATGTCTCCTAGGCTAGTGGCAGACCTATCCGATAAAACAAAATCATTTAGCATAGAAAAAATTGCTTCCGATATAGGTAATACAGGAATCCCTGTAGGTCAATTGTTAGCATCTACTGGCTCACTAGAACTTTTTGATTACGACCAATCATTTAACGAATACAATGTGCTTACTGCTTCTGCTGGAAACATTACAGGTAGCCTTATATCAAACATATCTTCTAAGAATCTACAAATAAAGATATACGAACATTTGATAGACGATAGACTTTATCCACAGTTGACAGATTATTTTGTTCCAATTAAAACAATGTATGTAGATGGTTTTCCAGAAATCAGCACTACGGATAGAACAGCAACAATAAAATTAAGAGACTTGCTTTTTCATTTAGAATCAATTGTTGCTCCTTCATTACTGCTAAAAAATGCATCTGTAAGTTTTGCAATTGCCACGTTGTTAGATAGTATCGGATTCTCTAATTATAAATTTTACAGAAATGTAGGGGAATCAGAAGATATAATTCCATACTTTTACATTGCTCCAGATACAACGGTAGCAGAAGTTTTAAACGACCTAGCACAATCTACTCAGACAGCAATGTTCTTTGATGAGGACAATAACTTTGTAACAATGTCTAGAAATTATATTATGCCAACTGCAGCAGAAAGAGCAACTAATATAACTCTTTATGGAAGCAAAGATTTTGAGCAAAACGGTATAATTAAAAACTCACACTCAAATGAAATTACTGCAATATCTTCTAATGGAACTTATGTTACATACATATCAAACAATAAACTGGTTGCTGGTCAAAAAGTTTCAATCATAGGGGCTTCATCTTCTGCATACAATCTAACAAATGTTTCTGTGTATGACGCAACATCAACACAATTCAGGGTTGCCTCAACAGCCTCTGGCTCTACATCGACAGCAAGAGTTTTAATTTCACCAGCCCTTTCAAACATTGTGTCACTTGACGCAGAAAATAATGAAATTTATAATGGTGGAAAAATTACTTATCTTAATAAGTATATTCAAAAATCTTATGCAACAATTCAGGAAGCATCTATGCTTAACAAAGGTCAGTCCTATAAATACAAACCAGTATTGCTTTGGGAAGTTGCTGGAACAGAAGTGCTAAGACCTACCAACGATGAGGTTGGAAATCAGTCTAGTTATTCTTTAAGTGCTCTGGTGCTAAACTCACCATTAACAGCAACTTTACCAACAGTATCATCTGGAGTAATTATAAACAACATACTGGACTTTGGTCAATCTATTTATTGGCTAACCAGGTTTAAAGGATACTTCTATTCCAATAGTGAAATTATTAAATACGAGGCTGTAGAACACTTTGTTTCTGGAACTGGAAATGTTTGGATTGAAGACATTACCGATTATCAAAAATATTTTGCAAAACTTCCTTTCAATGGAAAAATGTTTCCAACAGGAAGAGTTCGAATTTACGCAGAACCTAATTTTGATGCCAATGGAAATATACAAAATGGAGCAGTAGCAAAACATGGCAGAGGACAATTTGGAACTACTGTTTCTAGTCATACTGTTCTAGATGAAAATAATGCTTGGCTAAATCCAACAAACCATAAAACATTTAAGATGCAATCAAAGTGGATATTTAAAAATAATCAGCAGTATAGTGAAACAGTTTATAAGGTTACAGGTGTCAATGGAACCTCTGGAACCAAAACTATAATAGTTGGAGATGCAACAGGTCTGAAAGAAGGACTACTCTTTTATGAATATAAAACAAAAACTGTTGGACTTCAAATTGAACCTCCTAGCAGTCTAGGCTACATTACTGTAGACGTAACTAGTCATGGCTTAGTTCCTGGAAATCAAATTAAAATTGAGGGTGTTGAGCCAGTTGCTTATCGTGGAATATATACTGTTACAGCAACAACTGCAAACACAATTACGTTTTTTAATAAGAACTCTGCAACTGGTCCAATTACTACTGCAGGAACTGTTGCTCCTTTGTTTTACAACCGTGCTTTGAGTTCTGCAATTCCAGCAGGAACTAAAATTGATAAGATTGTTGGAACAACAATAACACTAACTAAAGCACTTACAGCAAACATAACTTCTGGAACAGTCTATGCAACAAGCAATATTGTAGAACCACTAGGTCAGATTGAGTATAACTCTACAACAGATTCGATAGGATTTTTACCAGAAAAGCCAAAAGTAAGTGGGGTAATGAAGGACTTCTTCGATAGTTCGTCTTACACAGAGTCGCCTAACACTAAGACTATAGATAAATCTAAGCCAAATGGTGCTATTAAAAGTTCTGCCTTGTCTATTCAAGGACCAGAAGATTTTTCTACAATTACTTCTGCAAGCAATGCTTTGTCATATGTTTATAAAAACTATGGTTCAGAATGTCCTAACGCTTATTCTTTTGGAACAAGGGTAAGAATAATTGGAAAGCCACTGCCAAGCACCGAGGCAATTAATGCTGCAAAACAAATACCTATTGGTGGAGAAATATTAGAAACATTTAAAGATAAGTCTGGAGAGTATCAAATATCTGGTACTGGTGGAGGTATTGCATTCAACATCGACCCATCTGTAAACAAAAATATCGGATACTACTTTGAGATAACTGCTTTATCTAGCGATTCAATTGTAAACAATATTGATGGTAATAATATAACTACTCTTCCAAATGTTTTCTTTTATAAAGTTCTTAAAGGTGCTAACACAAAACAAGCAATCCCAGTAGTTCTTTATTCTGGCAATGCCCCAATACTTGTAGATAGTGGTTTGTTTGCTGGAATGTCAAAATCTGTGGATATTAAAAATCCAACAGTCTATGACCTTATGGTAGAAACAGAAGAATTGTCAAAAACAAATAACGAACAATATAGAAGAAAATTTCACCTATATATAAATGGAAAATTACTTGCAACAGTAACAGATAATGATGCTATACCAGTAAATACTAATAATCAAAATCTTGCACTTTTTGTTAGAGGTAAAGGACTTTGTATGTTTGAAAATGTTTTTGCTATTGCAGATAATTCTAAAACACCCAACTCCCCAATAAATAAGAAACTGGTTTTCTTAGATGATAAACTAGATAGCCAAAACTATAGAAAGTATTTGGCAAATCCATCTATGCTTAAGACATACATGAAAGAATTAGGAAGCAACCATCAGCCAAAATACAGACTATATTATGAAGAATTTGGAACTATTATGCGTGAGTGTGCTTACTTTAATGTTCGTTATGATAAGGCTTATCCTGCACTATACTCTAAGATATCTCCAACGTTTAGCGATTCCCAAGGATACGTTATATCAAACTTTAGGGCAAATCCATACGGTGCAGAATTTTTAATATTTAATGCGACTGATTTTGCACTTAATCTAGACGAATCTACAGGAAATTATTTAAGAATTCAAGGAGTAACGTTTACACAACAGTCAGCATACGACCTGACAGTAGACGAATATTTCCAAAAGAATAGTGATTTAAATAACTATGCGAACTATACGGATTTGAACAATAGATATATTGCTATTCAAAATAGTAGAAATACTTATGGTAAAAAAGATTTTACAATTTCTGGAACATACATACAAAACATAGATACAGCAAACAATCTTATGACATGGATGGTTGACAAGAATATGCATCCTAAAAGGTCTTTGGGTGTTACTATTTTTGCTAATCCTGCTATACAGTTGGGAGACATTGTGGAAATAGATTATAAGATAGACAACGTTTTGCAAAATACAACAGCCAGATTTGTTGTGTATCATATAGAATATTCTAGAAATAGTGATGGTCCAGAAATGAAATTATATTTAAGTGAGGTAGTGTAATGTCTGCAAAACCAAAGATAACAACTAATACTGGATATTTAAGTGATGGAAGGCGGTCAAAACAAGTAAGAATTGCTACATCAAATCTTTTTATAGAAACAGATAATTTACCAATAGACTATATGACAGGAGTAATTTTTGATGGTATTGGTGGCAATGAATTTATTAATAGTGAAAGTGCAAGCGTAATACTTGAACAAGGCAAAACCTTAGTAGAGGATTCTAGTGACATTGCGGAAGCAACTAGTTCTGTTGCAAATGAAAAGCAGCCAGATGGAGAAGACGCTATTAGTTCTCAGTTTTATTTTAGACTCAAGAATTACTTGCCAGAAACAATTGGTAACTTAGAATATGTTGGGTCTACAGATGCAACTAACGCAGGAACCAAAGATGCAACAAAAGTACTTGTAGAATTTCCAGAAAAAAATGTATACTTTGATGAAACATACGCCTATATTTATATAGAATTAGACGGAGTAGACGCTAGTCAACAGGTAGAGGTAGAGTTTATAACCTCAACAGACCTGACTAGTGATATAATATAGTAGGAGAAAATATGATTACTAACAACGGAATTGAACTTATTTCAAAGTATCTGGCTGGTCAGGCTGGTTCTTATGCTTCTTATATCGCTATAGGTTGTGGAGCAAGACCATTATCAAATGAGCAACCAATCCTAGTTTCAGCAACTGGCACCTTGGGCGTAGGAACCCTAGGCGTTGATGGTTATGTAGCGACATTGGGATTAGGAGTAGACGCTGCTTACTTAGAAGTTGGAGATGTAATAACTGCATCAAATGGTACTGGTGGTTTTGGCTCTGGAACAGTTACAGTTTATTCTATAGTTAGTAGAACTCAGATAGAGGTTGTAAAGTCAACTGCTTTTACTGGTGCAGGAAGTGTTACAAATATTTATGTTGTTGGCAGTCTTCGCTCAAAAAACTTGTCATTAAAAACAAAACTGGATTTTGAAATGGCAAGATTTCCAATTACTTCACGCTCATATGTTGTAGACAAACAGGTTGCTAAATGTAGCACAATGTATATTTCTGGAACTACAGAAATAACAGTAACAAGTGTTTTAGAGCATCCGTTTGTTGTTGGAGACAATGTTTATATAAGCGATGTTGATTATCAAGGCACTGGTCCAACTACAGATACACAGGTTAATGGACTTTATGTGATTTCTTTTGTGACCTCTTCAGGTTTTAAAGCCACACAACTAGACGATACTCTTGGCAATTGGGATGGTAGTTTGTGGGGTACTGGAGAACCTTCTCCAACAAATAACTATACAGGATTTTCATACAATAGCCTACAGTTTAAAGCAACAGTATACACCAAGCAGATATCATTAACAGCAGAAATATCCGAAATTCCATCCTATGATATTACGGAACTAGGAATCTATTCCCTTGGTTCTGACCAATACTCAACAACATCTAATAGCAGAATGCTTATTAATTTTACTCAAAGTGAAGACTGGTCTTATGTGGATGGTGGAGAATCACTAGATATATCATATAACTCTTCACTGGCTCTTCCATTTGGCTCAGTTCCATTTTTTGCAAGTTCTGCGGATTCCTGGTGGACAGAAGACTATCTTACAAATTTAAGACAAGAAAAGCCAAGAATTTTAAGCGATGCTTTAGTTGTTCCAGGAACACTTTCAGATTGGGTTTCCACAGGTACATTCGATAGCACCTCTGACTATTTATCTTTACCGAATCCTGGAGTTGATTTTACTACTGCTAAAAGTACAGATGAAATAAGCCTTGCTTTTAGTATTGCAAATGCCGAAACCCCAATTTCAGCAACAGTAACACAGTACCACATAATGTTCCAATTTATGTCTAGCAATGGAAATGACTCTGCAAAACTAATGTTTGATACAACAGGTGGAAACTCAATTCCTGCAAACAGGTATGTGGTAAAAACACAGACAGTAGGAGACATAGTTAAAACATCTGGCTTTGTTTGGTCTGATGTGTCCTCAGTAAGAGTTTATGTAAGTGTTCAAAATAGTTCGTTGGTGCCTACTGCAGATTACGCTATTGTTTTAGATGGTCTTAGGCTAGAAAGTTCTACAACCAATAATCCACTATATGCACTAACAGCATACACAATTGTAAATAACAACACTGCCACGAAAATTACAAAAGGTGCTAACTCTAAAGATTTAATTAACTTTAAATTAGACTTGGCAATAGGACAGTAATATGTCAAATAAAATTGTAAAAATACCAGTTAAAGATATTGATGGTCTTAGAAGCGATGGTGGATATTTGCTTAGATATAGAGTTAAGTCTAAAGACGAAGGTTTGACTTCAGACTGGTCCGAACTACAAAACGTTTCTTTTCCAACCAACATAAACGGAGAAACTTTATCATTTTATGAAATGTATGTAACCAACGGTGCTACCAGACCAAGTTTAGCATCATCTTCTAGCACCAACCCACATGCATCAAATAATCCATATGTTGTGTCTACTGTAAAAAATGGAATGACTGACGCTGAATATATAAACTCAACCCTTACCGTTGCTGGAACTTTTCCAGAACGCCTAGTCACATATGAGTGGGAGTCTTTGTCAAAATATCCTGTTGCACAAAAATTTGATGTTTATGTATCCTGGAAGACTGCCGCTGGAGCATGGACAGACTGGGAATATGTTGCCACGGAATCAAAAAAATCTGTATTCAAAGAGCCAGTAACAACTTATACAAGGGTTCAGGCAGCCCTGTTTTTGTCATCTTATCCAAAATTAACAGACATCTATAGGGATGGAGAGATGACCTTTGTTTCTATTGCAGCAGACATTGCTGTGTGATATAATTAGTTTATGGCAAAAGTACCCTCACTACCAAGCAATGGTCAACCCATCGATACCCAGTATATCTATGACATTGTAAACTCACTAATTAGCATTAACTCTGAACTAGCAACATATGGTAATTCTAACATTACAGTTGGTAAGCCATATGGAACTACAAAAACAAATTCAATAAATTTTGATGCACAATCTATCAACGTGGTTAACTCTGAAAAAGTTACAAAAAGCAATGCTAAAACAGGTCAAATTCCTTTTACAACCTTGTTCACAAGAACACCAGTGGTTACCGCCACACTAGTTTCTAAAAGCACATCAAAAGTTAAGGCTAATGTAACAATTACAGCCATAGACACAACCTCTGTATACTACAAGATTGATTTTGACGTAGATGGAACTACAACCCTAGACTTAAATATTATTGCTATCGGAGTATAATGGCTGCCCAAACAATGGAAGAGTATAATGCTTCCCCTGTTATTCCAGGGAATAAAAAGGTGTGGTTTCTAAATGGAAATCTAGTCCGTGTATACCACATGAACAACTCTAATGGTATAATGTCTGTTTACAATATTACACTTGACCAGATAGAAAGTTGTTTAGTTAGTGATTTCAAAAAGAATAGGGAAAGAGCATACACCGTAGGACAGGCTGCAAGCCTCGTAAACAGGCATAAAAAATATATGCCAGCATTAATGCTAAAAGGAGTTATTCCCTTCCCTATGGGGTCACAGAAGGGCGGAGAGAGGGGCTGGCAGGTCCGTTCTTACTATTCCGAATCACAGGTAAGGGAAATTCGTGATATACTTGCATCCTACCACCACGGTAGACCAAGAAAAGATAAACTAATAACCAACGATGTAACACCTACAAAACAAGAGTTGACAAGGCGTATGGGCGATGGTATACTGGTTTATACAAAGACAGAAGATGGCAGATTTGTGCCTATCTGGAATGAATCAATTTAGTTCTTGAAAGGACATAGGGTATGAATAACGATGAGACTAAGGTTACAGTTGGGCTAGGCTATACGCTCAATCTAGGTAACTTCCAATCATTGCGTATTGACCTATCTGTATCAGATAGCAAGCGTAATGGAGAAAACACAGCAGATGCTTTTGAACGTGTGTATGCGTTTGTTGAGCAGAAACTATCTGAAAAGGTAAAAGAATCTTTAGAAGAGGCTGACAATAAGTAATGGCTGAACGCAAAGACCGCATGGCTTTGCTTAGTCGCTACAGTAAACTACATACTGCAAAGTACCAAGAAAAGCCATCCCTAAATTTAAATGTTGAGCAATGGGCAGCAGATGCCCTGATTGCTTCGTATGGAATATCCGAATGCTATGACCTACTAGAATACTATTTTGATGTATCCGAAAACCCATCGTGGAAATATTTTGCAAACTATGCAGACCACATTGTTTACAAGCGTAAACAAGTGCAACAAGATTTACAAGAACGCCAAGAGCGTAGACTGAAAGCGAAAGAGTGGCTAAATGAATAATACAGAATCAAAACTAATCTCTGCTGTATTGGCAGACAAACAAGTACACGTTTTGCTACAAGCAAACGTAGACAATATCTTAAGAACCCACAATGATATCTGGACTTTTATCCGTAATTATTCTGAGACTAATGGAACAGTTCCACCAGTGTCTTTGGTTGTAGATAAGTTCCGTGACTTTGCTCCTGTCGATGGTGTTGGTGCCACGAAGTATCACCTAGAAGAATTACAGGCTGAGTTCCTGAATGATAGTCTAAAGGATGTTCTTAGGACTACTGCTTCAGATGTTCAGGCAGGTCAGGGTACTAAGGCATTAGAAGACTTAATCCAGAAGACATCAGAACTAAAGAAGAACACAGCAGTTATTCGTGACATTGATGCCACTGATATTGATTCTGCTGTCGCATACTTTGAGAACCTTGCTCGTCAGAATGAACTAGGCTCAATTGGTATCAAGACTGGTTTGCCAGGATTTGATAACTACCTACCTGCTGGTATTACTCCAGGACAGTTGGGTGTGTTCCTTGCTTATCCAGGAATTGGTAAGTCTTGGTTTGCTCTTTACATGGCAGTTCAAGCATGGAAGCAAGGAAAGTCACCACTAATTATTTCACTTGAAATGTCTGAGACAGAAGTTCGTAACCGTGTATTTGCTATTATGGGTGAGGGTCTTTGGTCACATCGTAAACTCAGTAATGGTCAGGTAGAGATTGCAGATTTAAAACGCTGGCATGCAAAAGAACTTGCTGGTAGACCAGAGTTCCATATTATCTCTAATGACAACGGTGGAGAAGTAACCCCATCAGTTATTCGTGGTAAGATTGACCAGTACAAACCTGACCTAGTTATTGTAGACTACCTACAGTTGATGTCTCCAAACCAGAAGTCAGATAATGAGACTGTTCGTATGAAGAACCTTTCTCGTGAACTAAAGTTGATGGCTATCTCTGAAGAAATGCCTATCATCTCTATCTCATCTGCTACACCAGACGATGTTACCAAGTTGGACACAGTTCCTACTTTGGGACAAACTGCTTGGTCTCGTCAGATTGCCTACGATGCTGACTGGGTTCTTGCACTTGGTCGTGCCACCAACTCGGACATTCTAGAGTGTGTATTCCGTAAGAACCGTAATGGTTTTATGGGCGAGTTCTTGGTCCAGGTAGACTTTGACAAGGGTTACTATCGTTATAAGGATTTTGAAGATAACTAGTTATAATAGAATGTGGACAATATATATCACAGACCTATTAAGAACTTTACCTTTGACGGTATCATCAAGAATGATGCCGCTATTGGCAGACTTCGCCTAGAACTTGTGAGACTCAAGACACTTGAGATGTGTGAATTGGGGTATGTGCCAAGGATTGACATAGACCCACAATTTACGATAAAATATAATAGCGAAAAAGATTATTACGAGTTTACATTAACCGTATACGGAACATACATAGGAAAGAATAAAGCATTATGGATAAAGGGAATAGACGGAACACAAATAGTTCCTACTCAAAAGAACAAATTAAAAGAGTTATCACAGGCTCAGGAATCACAATCGAATCAGAAGTAGATTCTGACTACATTATCTTCTGTCCTTTTCATAACAACTACCGCTCACCTGCTGGTGAAGTAGATAAAAGTTCTGGTCTATTCTTTTGCTTTTCCTGCCACCATGTCTGCGACCTGCCATCTTTGATTATGCATACATCTGCTAGAACCTATTTTGAATCTGTTCGCTACATCAAGTCTAAGGAAACTGAGACTGACCTTTCCTATCAGATTAACCAGACACTTGTCCAGAAGCCAGACTATGTTCCGTATGACGAGTTGCAGATTAAGAGATTAAACCAGCAAGCATTAGAATCTCCAAGAGCAACCAGATACTACGATGGTAGATTAATCAATGAGACATCTATCAAAAAGTTCCAACTTGGTTTCTCAGAGAAACAAGATATGGTAACTATACCTGTACACTCCCCAGACGGAATTCCTGTGGGCTTCGTTGGTCGTTCTATCGAGGGTAAAGAATTTAAGAACACTCCAGGACTTCCAAAGTCAAAAACTTTATTCAACATACATCGTGTAAAGACTGCTGGCAAAGTCTATGTAGTTGAATCATCATTTGATGCTATCCGCTTAGACCAGTGTGGTTTTCCAGCGGTAGCAACTCTGGGTGCAAATGTATCCAGTTTTCAAACAGACCTACTCATTAAGTATTTTAATAACGTTATTGTTATTGCAGATAACGATGAGGCTGGCGGTAATATGAAAGATAGGATTGTGGAACGTCTTGGCTCTCGTGTTACTGTTATTAAAATAGATAAACAATATAAGGATATTGGCGACATGTCTGATGAAGCAATTAAAAATATTGACGAATCGTTTGACAAAACTATTGCCAGTATGCTAAACTAGTATACCGCTAAGAAAACATAAGGAGAATATTATGAGCGTAATTAAAGGGCTAAAAGATATCGGTGCAATTATGGATAAGCCAAAATATGAAAACAATGGTCAGAAAGTTCGTTGGGTCAAGTTGGCTGATGGACAATCTGCAAAGGTTCGTTTCGTTGAAGAACTAGATACAGAATCAGCAAACTACAACGAGGGTCGTGGACTATCTGTGGTAATCGCAGAACACACTAACCCAAAGGACTACAAGCGTAAAGCAGTCTGTACAATTGACTCTGAGGGTCGTTGCTATGGTTGTGAAATGGGTCGTAAAGAACCTAAGAGCGGATGGCGTTCACGTCTTCGCTGGTATGGTAACGTCATCATCGATGATGGTACTGAAGCACCTTATGTGGCTGTATGGTCACAGGGTATCTCAAAGCAGTCTGCTTTCGGAAATCTCCGTGAGTATGCAATTGAGACTGGTTCAATCTCGAACCTAGAGTGGAAGATTAAGCGTAATGGTCAGGGAACTGAAACCAATTACACATTGCTTCCAACTAAGCCAGACACAGAGCCTTTCAACTTTGATGGCATTGAGCCATTCAATCTTGAAAAGGTTGTTCGTGAAGTGGCTTATGCAGAGCAGGAGAATTTCTACTTCGGTTTTGATGCTCCATCTCTAACATCCAGTAATCAAGACTGGTAATCAATTAATTGTGATGGGGGTAGATGATTAGTTCTCTGCCCCCATTGCCTAAACTTTAAGGAAAATTTTATATGAGTTATGCTGGACTGCACGTTCACACTCACTACTCGCTATTTGATGGCATAGCAACACCACAAGAATATGTGGACAGAGCAATCGAAATTGGAATGCCAGCCATCGCTATCACAGACCACGGTTCACTATCTGGACACCGTGAAATGTATCGTGTCGCAATTGAAAAGGGCATCAAGCCAATTCTTGGTGTCGAAGGATATATTGCACAAGACCGCTTTGACCAGAGAGACAAAGAAGAGCGTGAAGAAACTCCGCTAGACCTTGTGTACAATCACTTAATCATTCTTGCCAAAAACGAAAAAGGTCTTGAGAACCTTAACAAACTAAACGAGATTGCTTGGACTGAGGGTTTTTATAAGAAGCCTCGTATGGACTGGACTTCGTTAGAGAAGTATAAAGAAGGTCTCATTATTACTTCTGGCTGTCTGTCTGGCTTCCTTGCTAAAGCAATTGAAGCAGATGACTTTGCTGCTGCAAAAGAACATCTACAATGGGCTAAGGCAACATTTGGCGATGACTACTACATTGAAGTTATGCCACACAATCCACCAGAGATTAACAAGACTATTCTTGCTCTTGCAGATGAGTTTGGTATCAAGCCTATCGTCACTCCTGACTGTCACCACGCTGGACCAGACCAGAGAGAGATTCAAGAACTTAAACTAATCCTAAACACTTATTCAAATAAGGTTCAGAAAGATGCTACCTTTGCTGGTACTCAGGACTACGACAACCTTATGGATAAGTTGGACTACCTGTATGGTGCAGACCGCCAGATTACTTTTAGAGACTACGAAATTCACTTGCTATCTGATGAAGAGATGCATAAGTCTATGGAAGCCCAGGGTATCGTAAGACAAGATATGTATGACAATACTATTGAGATTATGAATAAGGTTGAAGATTACAACATCAAAGACCACCTAGACCTACTACCAGCACAGTATCAGAATCCAGACCAAGAACTTTACGAACTTGCTATGGAAGGACTTACTGCTCGTGGTGTAGGTGCTGACCCTGCATATCACACAAGGGCTGAAGAAGAACTCCAAATCATCAAGGATAAAAACTTTGCTCCTTACTTCCTAGTTGTTCGTAACATGATTAACTGGGCTAAGAAAGAAGGCATTATGGTTGGTCCAGGTCGTGGTTCATCTGCTGGTTCTCTAGTTTGTTATGCCTTGGGCATTACTGACATTGACCCTATTGAGCATGGTCTTTTGTTCTTCCGTTTCATTAATCCAGAACGTAATGACTTCCCAGATATCGATACTGACATCCAAGATTCAAGACGTGAAGATGTCAAAGATTATCTAGTTAGACAGTATAGACACGTTGCTTCTATCGCCACATTCCTTGAGTTCAAGGGTAAAGGTATGATTAGAGATATTGCTCGTGTACTAAACATTCCACTAGCGGATGTGAACAAGGTTCTTAAACTCGTTGATGACTGGGATGACTACTTAAGGGCTAAGTCTACTCAAGAGTTCCGTGAGAAGTATCCAGAGATTGAACTTTATGGTGAGCAACTTCGTGGTCGTATTCGTGGTACTGGTATTCACGCTGCTGGTGTGGTCACTGCTAAAGAACCTATCTTTAAGTATGCACCACTTGAGACCAGAACAACTCCAGGTAGCAAGGAACGTATTCCAGTAGTAGCAGTAGATATGGAAGAAGCAGAACGCATTGGTTTGATTAAGATTGATGCTTTGGGTCTAAAGACCTTATCTGTTATTCAGGATACGCTTGCTATCATCAAGGAGCGTTCTGGAGATGTCGTTGACCTGTACAAACTTAACATGGAAGATGCAAATGTATATCGTATGCTTTCAGATGGTTTTACTAAGGGTGTGTTCCAATGTGAAGCAACACCATACACAAATCTTCTAGTGAAGATGGGTATCAAAAACTTTAGTGAGTTGGCTGCTTCTAACGCTTTGGTTCGTCCAGGTGCTATGAACACAATCGGTAAAGATTATGTTGCTCGTAAACACGGTAAACAAAACATTGACTATAAGCACCAAGTGTTAAAAGCATTCACACAAGAAACCTATGGATGTATTCTGTATCAGGAACAAGTTATGCTTGCCTGTGTGGAACTTGGCGGTATGACAATGGCAGAAGCGGACAAGGTTCGTAAGATTATTGGTAAGAAGAAAGATGCTAAAGAGTTCGATGTCTTCAAGGACAAGTTCGTAAAGGGTGCTTCTAGATTCCTAACACCTAACGCTTCCGAAGACCTGTGGACAGACTTTGAAGCACACGCTGGATATTCGTTCAATAAGTCTCACGCTGTGGCTTACTCAACAGTTTCTTACTGGACAGCATGGCTGAAGTATTACTACCCTATTGAGTTCATGTATTCATTGCTCAAGAATGAAAGTGATAAAGATGCTCGTACTGAATACCTAATTGAAGCAAAGCGTATGGGTATCCCTGTTCGTCTACCACACATCAACGATTCAGATGTTGACTTTAAAATCGAAGGTAAAGGTATTCGCTTTGGACTATCATCTATTAAGTTTATTAGTGATAACATTGCTAATAAGTATATTGCTGCTAGACCTTTTGCTTCCTATAAAGAACTAGAAGAGTTTACATTTGGTAAAGGCAATGGCGTTAACAGTCGTGCACTACAGGCTCTTCGCCTTGTAGGAGCGGCTACGTTTGCTGACCAACCTAGAAACGATGAAGAAGTTCGTGAGAATCTTTATGAGTATCTTAACCTACCAGAGTTCAATACTTCTATTCCGCAACACTACCACGCATTCATCAACGATGTTGAAGAGTATGAAGAAAAGGGTGCATATATTTTGATGGGTATGATTAAGAGCATTAAGCGTGGTAAAGGCTGGTCTAGGGTAGAACTTCTAGATAGGACTGGTAGTACTGGAATCTTTGATGATGAGAATACAACAATCGAAGCAGGTAGGACTTACATAGTTCTAGCAAGCGATAATAGAATCGTTACAGCAATTCCAGCAGATGAAATTAAAGGCAATCCATCTGGATTGATTAAGATTCTAAACTTCCGTCAGTTGCCCTACAAAGAAGATGAACTTTTTGTAGTATCATTTAAGCCTAGGGTAACTAAGGCTGGTAAAAAGATGGCTTCTCTAGTTCTAGCAGATGCTAGTCGTGAGATGCATAGCGTTACAGTATTTCCTACATCTTTCTCTAAAGCGTATATGAAGATTGATGAAGGAAATGTATATAAATTCTCTTTGGGTAAAACTAAAGATGGAACAATAATTATGGAGGATGTGTTCAATGTTTGATGAAGTAGCAAAAGACCTGCACGAAACCGCAGTAGAAAAAGGTTTCTGGGGCATTGCCTATAACAATGAAGATAAAGAATCTTTGGATATCTTTATGACTAAGCAACTGATGATGATTGTATCTGAAGCAGTTGAGGTCATGGAAGCAATTCGTAAGTCCAAAGGTCCAGAAGAAGTAGCAGATGAGATGGCTGACATCATCATTCGCACACTTGACCTCTACGCAGGTCTGCGTGAGTTTGAGTATGTCAATGGCAGTCTTGACGATGCTTTTGAAAAGAAGACTGGTTACAATAAGTCTAGACCAGAAAGACATGGGGTTCGTTTCTAATGACTACTATCGAAGAAGCAATGGCAGCATTAGACCCACGCATCCGTAAGCGTTTGACTAACGGTGTTGGGTTCAAGACTGAGTATCAGGGAACTCCTAGTTTCGGTCTTAATCGTGCACTTAATGGTGGACTACCGCTGGGTAGACAGGTATTGATTTGGGGAAGCAAGTCTTCTGCTAAGTCTTCTCTATGCTTGCAGATGATTGCTCAGGCACAGGAAGAGGGCAAGTTGTGTGCTTGGATTGATGCTGAGATGTCTTACTCAGAAGATTGGGCTAAGAGACTTGGGGTAGACACAGACAACCTAATCGTCTCACAGGCTCGTACAATTAACGAGATGGTTGATGTAGGAACAAACCTAATGAATGCTGGAGTAGATATTATTGTGGTTGATTCAATTACATCGCTACTACCTGCTATCTATTTTGAAAAGGATACTGATGAACTTAAACAGTTGGAAAACACTAAACAGATTGGTGCGGAGTCTAGAGACTTTAGCAACGCTTGGAAGATGCTTAACTATGCTAATAACAAAGTTAAGCCAACCCTTTTGGTTCTTATCTCGCAATCTCGTAACAATATTTCTGCTATGTATACTAGTCAACAGCCTTCTGGTGGTCAGGCTACTAAGTTTTATTCATCAACGGTTATCAAGTTATTCTCTTCCGAATCAGACAATCAAGCAATTAAAGGCAAGATTGCAATTGGCGATAAACTCATTGAGGAAAAGATTGGTAGGAAGATTCGTTGGGAAGTCCAATTTAGCAAGACATCGCCAGCCTTCCAATCTGGAGAGTACGATTTTTATTTCCGAGGTGATGTTGGTATTGATAGCATTGGTGATTTGGTTGATACTGCAGAGATGATGGGTATTGTAGAGCGTACAGGGGCTTGGTATATCCTACCAGACGGAACTAAACTACAGGGTAGAGATAAGTTTGTGGCTCGTGTTCGTGAAGACCTAGACCTACAAGACGATATCAAGGCTAAGGTAAATGGGTAAGTACACAGTATATCCAGGAATCTTTCCTTGCCACACATGCAGGGTAGAAGTAAAGTCTGTAAGAGTATATCCATCAGATAAACTTATAACTTGGATGTGTCCAGAGAAACATCTCAGCGAGGTAAGTCTTGAGACTAAGAAGAAGAAAGATTATGAGCGAGAGAAGCGAGAGTAAGCGTATTGGTGCTAAACAGCACAAGAACTCTGGCAGGGGTACTCATAAGGGGGATGCTTCTTGGGAAGGCTTCACTGTTGACTTTAAAGAGGTTGGCAAGTCCTTTACCCTGAATAAAGATGTCTGGGCTAAGGCAACTACAGATGCTATTCGTAATAACGATAATCCAGCAATTGTAGTTGTCCTTGGCGAGGACGGTATTAAAACAAGACTAGCAGTGATTGAGTTGTCCCTACTAGAGATGATACTTGACCAACTACCGCCTAATAGTGTATAATAGAATTACAACATTAAGGATACTAAATGGAACAAACAACAATTGAACAGGTCAATGGTCTCACAGAGATTGCTGACTTTATGAATGATGAAGAACTGACTACCGCTCTTACCTTTATTGCTAAGGTAATTCTTAAGCCAGATATTCCTCTTAACGTTGCACAAGTAGAAATCGTTCGCTTGCAAGCAATTGCTGCGAAGATGTCTTTCAAAGCCACATGGCTAACTAACGTAGATAAAGGAGACAGAGCGAAAAAGAATATTTATTACACCGCTGCTGAGGCTATTAACAACCTCGTTTCGGCTCTTAAATATATTACTCGCTAGTGTTATTATGGCAAAAAATTTATTAAGTCAGGTAATGATTAAAAAGGTTGAGAGCAATCCCAATTCTAAGCCATCATTCCTAGACAAGCAAGCATTGATTGATAAGATTAATTCTGGTTACACTGTCAATCGTGTAGACAAGTTTCAAACAAAGAAAACCTTTGCACCTAGTACGATTGCGTTCTCACATGGAGAATGTCCTCGTTACTGGTATCTAGCCTTTGATGGTGCTAACTTTGTCGATAATGCTGATGCTTATGGCGGTGCAAACATGACTGCTGGTACAAAGGCACACGAAAGAATTCAGGAGGCTATGGGCAATGTTCCTGGACTTCTTGTAGATTCTGAGTTTAAGGTAACATATAATGACCCACCAATCTTTGGTTATGGTGACGTTATTCTTAACTGGGAAGACAAAGAACTGCTTGGCGAAATTAAGACAATGCCTAACGAGGGCTTTGAGTATCGTAAAAGTGCAGGAAAGCCTAAACTGGGTCACATGATTCAGTTGCTTATCTATATGAAGATTCTTAATAAGAGCAAAGCAGTATTGATTTATGAGAACAAGAACAATCACGAACTGTTGATTTTTCCTGTAGAATTAAATCAGTACATGTACGAGTGGGTAGAGAACACTTTTGAGTGGATGAGGAATGTTCGAAAGGCATGGGAAGATAAAACCCTGCCAGAGAAAAATTATCGTTCTAATTCAAAGATATGCAAGACATGCCCTATACAAGCGGCTTGTGCTTCTGCAGGTTCTGGAGAGATAAAAATCAAATCTCTGGAGCCTTTAAATGAAGAACAAACATTGTAGTTGGTGCGATAAGCAATTCCAAACTAAACTATCCTATCAGATATACTGCTCTCCAGAATGTAGAGAGCAAGCAACTAGAGAAAAGATTGCTGAAAAATATCTGAGGGACAAGGTTAAGAAACGTGCTGGCAAGGTTCGATTGTGTAAGACTTGTAACAAGCAACTCTCAATGTATACAGAAGAAACTATCTGTCAATCTTGCGAGATAAATCCAGATGATGTTAGAGACACTCTTAAAGAGATTAAGGATATCCTAAATGGTAAAACTAAACTTGACTAAAAAGCCTAAAAGATTCTGTGCTATTGATGCAAGCACTAATAGCCTAGCCTTTGCTATTTTTGAAGATAGTAAAATTATTGCTTGCGGAAAGATTAAGTTTGAAGGTCTGCAAACATATGACAAGGTTATGGATGCTGCTAAGAAGACCAAGGCTTTCTTCGATAAGTTTGACTTTGATACAATCATAATTGAACATACAGTATTTATGAACAGCCCTAAGACTGCTGCTCAACTGGCTATGGTCCAGGGAGCCTTGCTTGGGGCTGCTTCTATGTCTGGGGTAAAAAAGATTGGTTCTGTATCGCCTATCACATGGCAAAACTTTATTGGCAATAAAAAACTAACTAAAGAAGAAAAGCATGAGATTCAAAAAAAGAATCCAGGCAAGTCTGTGTCTTGGTTTAAAACTGAAGAACGAAATATTCGAAAGCAAAGAACAATTAACTTTATTAATATAAACTATGATAAGCACTTAGAGGATGACGATGTTGCAGATGCTTGTGCTATTGGTCACTGGGCTTTGAAGAACTGGGATAAGGCGTTTGGATACTAATGGCTAATAAGTTTTATACAAATGAGGCATGGCTAAAGAAGCGTTACCATGTCGATAAGAAAACTCCAGAGCAAATTGCTTTAGAGTGTGGAACTAGCGTAGAAACAATCTACGTTTATCTAGCCAAATTTGGATTAAGGAAGTCTAAGAGATGAAAAAAGTAAGGTCAGTCAAACTGCAGGAAACAAAGTTTAGCAGAGAGAACGAGTTACAACTTGGTAATTTTACTATTGCTAAAGGTGATATCATTAAAATAGAGGGAGAACATGGTCTCAAATTTAAGTTTGATGCTGTTGTAACTAATACCGAAAATGGTAAGGTCTGGGTAGATTGCTTTGAGATGCAGAAGTCAACCGCTACTGCATGGCGTTCGTTTGACCCTGAAAGAGTTAAGCGTATTCCAACAAAACGAGGAAGACGAAAGAAAAATGTCGATTGAAGATTTAACAGTTGAACATCTCGATGAGATGAACAAAGTTGTGGAGAAGTATCTCCAGGGTGAAGAGCCTACCCAGATTTCTAAGGAACTAGCCTTGCCAAGACAAAAAGTTGTTGCTCACATTAACCAGTGGCGTGTGATGGCTTCTGACAATGCTGCTATCCGTGCTAGGGCTAAGGAAGCCTTGGTTGGTGCAGACACACACTACAATAAACTAATTAGTAAAGCATATGAAGTAATTGATGATGCAACTACCACAGCCAATCTAGGGGCTAAGACCGCAGGTATTAAACTTGTGATGGACCTAGAAAAGACTCGTATCGACATGCTACAAAAGGCTGGCTTACTTGAGAACAAAGAACTCGCAGAAGAGATGCTAGAGATTGAACGTAAGCAGGATATTCTTGTTGGTATTCTTAGAGATATTGCAAGTGAGTATCCACAGATTCGTGACGAGATTATGCGTAGACTTTCGCAGGTATCGAAAGAACAAGAGGTTATAACCATTGTCAATGTTCAATGATTTCTTTGAAGTTCTTAAAAGCAATGTCTTTGCAGAAGTTCCAGTAGATGTTAAAACATTTGTTGAAGGAGAAGATTATCTCCAGCAACCACCACTGTCACAAATTCAGTACGACATCGTAGAGGCTATGAGCCAAATCTACAAACTAGAAGAAGTCATTGAAATCCTGGGGGAGACAGAGGGTCGTAGATACTATAATAAGTATACAAAGAACGAAGTAATCCTACAACTAGGAAAAGGTTCTGGTAAGGACTTCGTATCTACAGTTGCTTGTTGCTACATCGTTTATAAGTTACTTTGTCTTAAAGACCCTGCTCGTTACTTTGGTAAGCCTACTGGCGATGCTATTGATATTATTAACATTGCGATTAACGCACAACAGGCTAAGAACGTTTTCTTTAAAGGCTTCAAGAATAAGATTGAACGCTCTCCATGGTTTGCTGGAAAATACTACGCAAAGGCAGACAGCATTGAGTTTGATAATGCTATTACTGTTTATTCTGGTCACTCTGAGCGTGAGTCTCACGAAGGTCTAAACCTTATCCTTGCAGTACTGGACGAGATTTCTGGTTTTGCTAATGAGGTTGGAACTGGTAATGACCAAGGAAAGACTGCTGACAACATCTACAAAGCCTTCCGTGCTTCCGTAGACTCTCGCTTTCCTGACCTTGGAAAGGTAGCCCTACTATCTTTCCCTCGCTATCCAGGAGACTTTATCTCTACCAGATACGATGCAGTTATTGCAGACAAAGAGGTTGTAACAAAGAAACACAAGTTTGTTATGAATCCAGACCTACCAGAAGATACAGAAGGAAATACTCTTGATATTGAGTGGGATGAAGACAATATTTTAGCATACAAGTTTCCTGGAATGTTTGCCATTAAAAGACCTACATGGGTAGTAAACCCTACTCGTAAAATTGATGACTTCAAGTTAGCATTCTATACAGACCTTGGAGATGCTATGATGCGTTTTGCTTGTGTCCCTACCTACGCTTCCGATGCCTTCTTTAAGCAGCAAGAAAAAGTTCGTGCTTGCATGACAATCGTAAACCCTATTGATTCTAATAAAAGTTTTATGGAGTCTTTTAAACCAGACCCAGACAAAAAATATTTTGTCCATGCTGACCTTGCACAGAAACATGACAAGTGTGCTGTGGCTATTGCCCACGTTGAGAAGTGGGTAAATGTGCAGGTAGTTAAAGACTATGCTCAAGTAATGCCTATTGTAGTCGTAGATGCAGTAGTATATTGGGAGCCAAAGATTGAAGGTCCTGTCAATCTTTCAGAGGTAAAGCAGTGGATTCAAAATCTACGAAGGCTAGGATTTGATATAGGCATGGTTTCATTTGACCGATGGCAATCATTTGATATTCAAAATGAATTAAAGGCTGTTGGTATAAAGACTGAGACTGTATCTGTTGCCAAGAAACACTATGAGGATATGGCTATGCTTGTTTACGAAGAGCGTCTGGCTATGCCAGCCATAGAGTTGCTGTTTGAAGAACTAACAGAGTTAAAAATTATGAGGGGTAATCGTGTAGACCACCCTAGAAAGTCCTCTAAGGACCTTGCAGACGCTGTTTGTGGTGCTATCTTTGGTGCTATCTCCCACACTGTCAAAGACAACAATCAAATGATAGAGATACATACATTCCGTGATAGAAAACCAACGGAAGAACTGCATGAGTTTGACAAACGTAGTATCATTGAACGCAATAGACCAGAGCAAAAAGACCTAGACTCATACTTTAAACAGTTTAACATAAATATAATGTAGTGGTATAATAGTTTTGTTGGGCACTTCCAACTAGGAGATTACAAATTAAAAAACCCCAAATTATTTTAGCAGTTATAACCCTAGCACTTTCCCCTATTTTTTTAGCACAGTCAGCATTTGGAGAAACAAAAGCAGAGTATAGTGCAAAAGTAGAAGAGGCAAAGGCTGTCGTTAACGCTATCCAGGATGCCCTAACTCTTGCTCAAGAAGCCTACCAGATAGCGGTAAATGAAAAGGCTGCCATAGATGCTACGGTAGAGTCAAACAAAACAATCCTAGATAACAAAATTCTAGATGTACAAAGCAAACAATTGCTTGTAGACAAAGCACAAGCAAGTCTAGACTTGGCTAAAGAAAACTACAACATAAAATTAATTTCAGACCCTGACTGGATTAGACCAGACAAAGAAGTTACACAGACTATTGATGTGGCATATACAGTTCAGGTTCCTTATACTGAGTTAGTCCCAAGAGTAGAACTTGTGCCAAGAACAGTTTTAATACCTTACACAGAGATGGTTCCTTATTTAGATTATGAGCCAGTTGAGGTTACAAGGGTAGTCCCAGGTGGACTTACAGCAACATCTTACAACAGACAGGGCTACAATAATGCACCACCACTACCAACAGAAACAGAAACACCACTGGCAACTGAAAATGTACCTAACATTAATTTTCAGTGGGGCGGTGGATTGGTCCTGAACTCTGGAAAGGGTGAAGATGTTCTTGTTAAGTTTGAGGGAAATCTAATGGTTCCAGAAGATAACTGGTACAGTTTCTATGCACCAGCAGATGATGGAGTAAAACTAACTATTGCTGGAATGAATCTAATCAATGACTGGAGAGATAAGGGTGGTGGTGGCTCTATATCAGAACCTATGTGGATTAGAGCAGGTATCTTTTACCCAACCACATTGTATTACTATGAAAATGGTGGTGGAGCCTTTGTAGAATTTTACTCACAAGTTTCTGGAGGTAACATGGAAATAGTTCCTGCAACTTGGTTTGGAGAAACAACAGTAACAGAAACAATTTATCAGCCAGTTGTAAAGTATCAAGAAGTAACTTATTATAGAGAAGAGATTGTTTACGATGAGGTTACAGTATATGACGAGATTACTTTATTTAGAGAAGAAACTAGATACAGAAAAGAAGACATAATTGTAATTGTTCCAGACGAGGATGCTACTGCACCACTAATTAATGACCCAGCCTTGGCTATAGTTGTTGGATTGGTACAAATTGAGTTAGATGAAAAACAATCTATTTTATTATCTGCAACGACAGATAGAAACAGGCTACAGCAAGACTACGAGTCTTCCCTGATTACTCAAGCAGAAAAAGCAGGTATAATTGAAGTAGCATCGCAAGATGTAATAACTAAACAGGAGGAACTACTTGTCGCTCAACAAAAACTTGACTCCATTCCACCTTACGAAGAGCCAACACCTACACCTACGGAGACCGAGGAACCTACTGAAGAGCCAGAGGAAGTTGAGCCAGAACCGATACCAGAGCCAGAGCCGCCAGTGTCCCCCGAACCCAGTGAACCTGAGTTACCAGTAAATATTGAAACGGTAGACCCACAAACACTTTCAGAAGAGCAGGTTGCAGAACTAGTATCTGTTGCAAACGAAATCCTAGACAACTCGGAGCAGGGTTCTCCAGAGTATGAAGAAGCCCTAGATGCATTGTTCGTTGCTGCACAGGCAGACGATATTGAGGTATCTGAGGAACTTGCAGCCATTCCTGGTTTGTTAGCCGCAGTAGACGCAATTAACTTTATTGGTAACGTTGGAGCAGACATGTCTCCAAAGGTTCGTGAAGAATCAGAGAAGATTGTTGTAACAGCAGTTGTTGCAGTTGGTGCAGCAGTTAACGCAGCAACAGGAGCGGCACTCACAGCCGCAGCCCCATCAGCACCAGCATCATCTGCATCAGCAGGTGGCTCAGGTGGAACGTCAGGCACAAGGAGGAGAGATTAATGAAGAAATTTTTAAATGACCTAATTGGTCAGGCATGGACACTTCTTGGTATGTTTGTAGCCTGGCTAGTCCTAGAAGGCTCTGCCAAAGAGGTAGTTGGATATGCAATTGTTGGAACAAGCATTCTTTGGGTGCTATCTTATCCATTAAGAAACACAAAAGATAAGGAGGAAGATTAATGAGAACATTTGGTAATGTATTTATGCGTATCGTTGCAACTTTCGTAGCGTCTGCACTTGGTGTGGTTGGTGCTGGTACAGTTGCAAGCGGTGTTAGCGGAGTTGATATCCCAGTATGGTTTAGTGCTGTTATGGGTGGTATTTTGGCAGTAGCCAAGGTGGTAGAACTCCTATCCCTAGCATTCCTTGAAGATGGTAGACTCTCTCGTGCAGAGATTGACGCTGCTTTCCGTCAGACCGTTGCTTTGAAAGATGTAAAAGAAGATACACACACATCTAAGAAATAACTTGACAAACCCCTTTCGGTGCCCTATAATTGATATAGACCTGAAAGGGGTTTTTCTATGTCAATGACTTTTGACGAATGGCTACAACATGGCTTAACACAAGGCTGGGTTGGTCCTGCTGTATGCAGTACACACGATGGCATCCCTACTACTAGAGACGAAGACCTAGAGTGGGAAACTGGAGACCCATGCATTCATGTATTAAGATTGTATGAAGATGAAGCAACCAAGTTGGCTGTGGAAGAAAATCATGCTCCGTCTGTATGGCGAGCAACCAACAGTGGTTACACTGTATAATTAAATAGTGATGGGCATTAACTCAGTTGGCAGAGTGTTCGACTGTTAATCGAAATGTCCCTGGTTCGAACCCAGGATGCCCAGCAGAGACCAGACACGCAGACTAAGATTCGGTGGCTTAACAGAAATACTAGTAAAGACTGTTACAGATGTTGTTCCTATTTGGGTTGTTAAGGAACATTTGATTTCGTAGTTCAGTTGGTCAGAACGCTACCCTGTCACGGTAGAGGTCGTGGGTTCAAGTCCCATCGGAATCGCAGCGATATAACTCAATGGAAGAGTGCTTGCCTACGAAGCAAGATGTTGTAGGTTCGAGTCCTGCTATCGCTACGCCACCTTAACTCAGCGGTAGAGTGCCATACTTGTAATATGGAGGTCAACAGTTCAAATCTGTTAGGTGGCTCCGATTACGAATGCTATAATAGTATTACTATGAGTAATCGTAGAATACATCTTGAAAGGAAGTATTAATATGCCAGAAGCAATTTATGTAGAGCCATTCCCGAAGAATAAGCGTGGAGATGGATTTAAGAACATGGCTTCATACCGAACAAATCCACACCGTGGAGTTGACTGGTCTGTAGCAGGTGGTAGCAAGATTAAGGCTATCACAGGAGGAACAGTAATGGAAGTAGGAGAGACAAAGGTGTTGGGTAACTACCTAATTCAGTCAACATATGACGGACACTTTATTCTTTACGCACACTTCCAGGTTCCATCAACACTAAAGCAGGGTGACAAGGTAGAAGCAGGTAAGACAATCGTTGGTCTAGTTGGAACAACAGGTACCGCATCAACTGGAAATCATTTGCACGTCACTTACGGTGTTAAGCAGAATCTAATCACTGCTGGTATGCCTGACCTTCGTGACTTGTTTGCAGTTCTTGACGCAGCACCTAAGAAGACTGTTGCAGCCAAGGTTGTTACAGCAGTAAAGAAAGTCGTTCCTACCAAAAAGGCGTAGGCAACAAGAGGAAAAATATGCCAACATATAATTTTAAATGCCCAGACTGTGAAAAAACATCACAAGAGGTGAGAGCCTTTGACGATGCTGATAAAGAATTACTTTGTGATACTTGCAATATAGCGATGCATAAGGTATACTCAGTAGGAGCAATTAAATTTAATGGTGGAGGGTTTTATTCAAATGACAAATAACCTAATAGAACAAATAGACAAAAAGTGGACATTAGATACATCGCATCGTTGTGATGTATGTGGTTCACAGGCTTATGTTCAAACTTTGGGGGTAACAGGGGACTTGCTTTTCTGTGCCCATCACTACGATAAGATAATTCGTAATGAGAAAGCACAGGAAGCAATGACCCAGTTTGCTTATCAAATTATTGATGAGCGTGAACATTTGCAGGAAGAACTAATTAGACATGAATAATTTACCTACATTTGAATATAACCAAGCAGAGTTTGGTGGAACAGAAACTATGGCAAGAGGTTTTATTAAAAATATTTTGCCAGAGATGACCAACATAAAAAAATATCATTCAATTATTATTCCTGGAGCAATTCCAAATGCAAGAGTAATTGGAACTACTGGAGACAGGTATATCTTTTGGCTTCATAATAATGTTAGTCAGTTTGTTCCTTTTGTTGGAGAAGTTTTAAAAAATAGTGCTGTAAGAAAACATACGGAAAGAATTATTGCTGTATCAGAATATGAGCGTAGAGTTATAGCAGATGAAATAAACATCGAACTAGATAGGATTACTGTTATTCCTAATGCTATTATTCCAGTAGTGCCAAATCCAAATAAGTTTAATAATATTAACAAGGTTAAAATTGTTCATGCTTCTACTGCAGAACGAGGAATGAGAGTTCTTTTAGATGCAATCCCACTGATAGAAGAAGACTTTGAACTAAATGTTTTTAATGACTTCTATCCAGACTTGCCTCATTCATATAACCTAGATGCTGTCAATGACCCAAGGGTAAACTTCTATGGTAAGACACCACGCAAGACTCTGTACAAATTCTTTGCAGATGCACACATTCACGCTTACCCATCTACATATCCAGAGACATCCTGCCTGACACAGATGGAAGCCTTGTCTGCTGGATGCTACGCAGTATACACAAACTTGGGGGCATTGCCAGAAACATCCCTAGGCTATGGAACCATGATTCCAATTGAAGAACTAACGCCAGAACGTTATGCCGAAGAGTTAACTAAGGTTATTAGAATGATTAAACAAGAAGGATATGACTACACCAATCAGGTTCAGGATATTCATAGTAATTTTACTTGGGAAGTAGCCAAGAAGAATTGGCTTGCTTTTGATGCAACAATCTAGTATAATTGTTTTAGGTGATTAAATGGAATATCTTGCTGGCTCTATTCTTACCCTAGTTACAATGGTAATTGTTTCTAGGCTTGTAAAGAAAACCCAAAAAGAAACCGTTCCTGTAAAGGTTAACTTTAGTCAGTCTCGAAACCACGAACTGGTAAAAGATTATATTTTTACTAAACAAGAAGCATCAAATACCCAGTCTTCAAACCACTATGGTAAGCAGTGGTCAAAAGTTGTTCTATCTGGAGACATGGCATACTGGATTGAAAACAATGCTGTTTATTCTGCAAAGCATGATGGTGCAGGAATTGTTATGGAAACAAAGAAAATAGTTGACATGATGGGCATTGATAAGGTAGAATTAGATAAGATGATTCTTATCGTAGATAGACTAACAGAAGGAAATTAGAATGATAGTGGCAATACAGGGTAGTAAGAATTTTAATGACTACAACGTATTTCTGAGAGCAATGGGGGTGGCTTTGTCTAGCCTACCCGAAGGCGATACAGAGTTCACTATTGCATCCGCAGGACCTTTGCACATCAACCAGATGGGGCTAGAGTTCTCTAATGTTTCTGAGCGTAGCCTAAAGGCTCGTGGAATTAGAATTAAACTAATTAAAGTTCCACCAATCTGGATTAAGAACAACATCAATAGTATTTCATACTTTGCTTATTTTAGCAAACCAAAAGAAGCGGTGTCCGAACTTGTTGACTTGGCAGAAGCCAAGGACATACAGGTTGGGGTATACCGCTACTAATAGAAAGGTGATTATGTTAATTAAATCACTAGAGAAAATGGAAACAATTGTAGAAAACAATAAGTTTCTATCGTGGGATGGCTGGACAGTTTTAGAACTGAAGAAGTCTGATATGGCTTGGATGAAACCAAATGCCAAGTTCATCAACAACGAATGGTATATTGCCAATCGTTTTGATGCCAATGCTGATGGCTGGAATATACCTGCTAGTTTGGTAAAGAAGAATGTCAAATGATAAAGACTGGAAAAGTCAAGCCAAGTGTGCTGGTTGGGATGTTAATTTATTCTTTGATAAGTATGAAGAAGATGTCGAACTAAGAAAAGATATAGATGATTTTTGCTCTGACTGTCCTGTAATGAGACAATGCTTTGCAGTTGGAGTGTCAACAAAACAGGTTGGAGTTTGGGGTGGCGTTTACCTAGACAAGGGTAAAATATCCAGGGAATTCAACAGGCATAAAACAAAAGATGATTGGGCTAAAACTTGGTCCGATTTAACAATAGATAAGGAATAAAATATGTATACATTAGAGATGGCAACTGCCTTTAAATCAATCGTACCACCAGAAAACTTTAAGGTAGTCATTCTAGAAAATAATGATTTCTTAACTATTCTGATAGACCCAGAAGATATCGAAGCATTGTCTGATGAACAGGCAGAACCTGCTGTAAAGTATATCAACGATGTTAAGAAGGCTCTTGAAAATGAAGGTGCTATCGTGTTTGTTGTAAGGGATGTGCTGAAAGACTGATGCAGATATTAGAATCTATAGTTGCAGGAACTCTTGTAACCTTAATTATTTTTTTAGTCTATAGACTGTTCAAGATAAAACAGTTTGCAAACACTCTGTCGGAAGCATATATGCAACAGTTAGCAGATAATTTTCTTCTACAAAAAGAGGTAGAAAGACTTTACCAAGAAGCGGAAAACAAAAAGTTACAAGAGACAGATGGATTTGTTAAGTTTATCTCACAATCTCGTGACTGGGCTTTTCAGTACATAGAAGAAGTACAAAAAGCACTTGCTGAGTTTGATGATGAGGTAGCGGCACAATTACAGTGGGCAACCACTTATGGAAGACTTTCTGGTGACACAGTTCACACAAACACAGTAAATATAGTTTCCGAGGCATACAAGAAATTAAAAGCAGTATTGCCAGAGAATACAGAAACGCCTAATAATTAGGCATTAAACAAGGAGAAATAAAATGGATGCAAAACTAAAGGCACTACTTGCCTCATATGGAAGAAGCGTACTTGGTGCGGCTTCTGCACTATATCTAGCAGGTGTAACTGACCCACTAGACCTAGCGTGGTCATTGGTTGCTGCAGTTCTGCCAGTTGCTCTAAGATACATCAACCCGAAGGACCCTGCTTTTGGCATCGTTCCAAAGGAAGCAGATATCAAGGAAGCACTTGCAAAGGCAACACCAAAGAAGGCACCAGTTAAGAAGACTGTAACAGTTAAGAAGACCGTTACAAAGAAGTAATCTTAACAAGCATTAAGGGACAAGTTGCAAGACTTGTCCTTTTTTGCTATAATAAATATGTACCTGCCAATTGGGGGTACAAAAATAACTCGCTTAAAAGGAGATGATACAAATGGTAATCTATACAGACCCATTCGCAGCACTTAGTCAGGAATTTGATAAGATGCTTGCAACACCAGGAATCAACAGAGTTGGCTCCACATACCCACCATACAACGTAATTCACTCAAAGGAAAAGAACGAATGGTATCTTGAATTCGCTCTTGCAGGATTTGAGAAGGATGACGTTACAATCACAACAGACAAGAACATTCTAACTGTTGCTGGTGAAACTAAAGAAGACAAAGAACTACCAGAGGATATCCGTTATGTTTATAAGGGTATTGCTGGTCGTAAGTTCACTCGTTCTTTCACTCTACCAGAATATGCTGAGGTCGCTAAGGCTGAACTGAAGCACGGTATTCTGACTATTGATTTAGTTATCAATGTTCCAGAGGAAAAGAAGCCTAAGACTATTACTATTAAGTAGGTCGGAAGTCCTGGGTATGACGGTAAACTGCCCACTAATAGATATGGTATAATAATCAGATGGAACAATTCTTTTTTAAATCAACTTATGGGGCAAACCCATCATCAACACCAAACCCTAATTATCCTAACAGTGGTGTAAAAACACCAGACTCCATGCGTGGAGGAAAGAAAGTAAAACTTCGTAAGCCAAAGTTGCAGGGTGGCAACGGTGGCGATGCTTCTGGTGCAGTCTCTAGCGGTGGAACATCAATCAGTGCTATGTATAAGCAAGGCGGAGAAATCATGGAGGGTTGCTATGTAATGGGTATGACCACAGAGGGCATGGTTCATGGCATGGTAGAGCACATTATGACTGAGGGTGGAGTGTATGGTGTTCCTGGAACAGAGTATGCTATTCAATCAATGCCACCAGAAAATCCAGCAATGGCTGTTAGAATTTATGAAGAAGACGAAGACGAACCAGGAACTTGGGAGCCAACTGCATACAGCATTGGCATGATGTACAAGGATGCAATATACCTAGAGACTTTAGATGGTCACACAATGGATGGAGAGGACGAAGACGAGATGGAATACGAAGGCGTAGAAAAAGCAGAAGGCTACACTCCAACTGCTGGCATGAAATCTGCTGCTGCTCGTGCTATCCGTTGGAAAGAAGAGGGTAAAGCCACTGGTGCAGGAACTCCTGTAGGCTGGGGTAGAGCAAGAGACATCGTAGCAGGACGCTCAATGTCTCTTAGCGTAGTAAAAAGAATGTATTCATTCTTCTCACGCCACGAGGTAGACAAGAAGGGCAAGGACTTTAATAACACAAGCAATCCAAGCAACGGAAGAATTATGTGGGACGCTTGGGGCGGTGACGCTGGATACAGTTGGTCTCGTGCTATTGCAACTAGAGAAGCAGATAAAGCATTGTTTGCTGATTTTGGTAAAGATTATTCAGAACAGGGACAAATGTCTAAGGCTGGTAGTGTTGGTAGCATGGTTTCCTGGAATTCTTCTGGGGGCACAGCAACAGGAAAGATTGTTAGAATTATTAGAAATGGCAAATACAATGTTCCCAACTCAGACTTTACAGTAACAGGAACACCAGAAGACCCAGCCGCAGTCATTAGAGTTTATCGTGATGGCAAGCCTACAGACACATTGGTTGGTCACAAACTTAAGACTCTTAGAGCCAAGTAGCCCTTGACAAACACCGTCACATACGGTAAAATATATATATGAGTAAACCAGATTGGGCTACACGCCTACAAAACACATTTAAACGTAAGTATGATAAGGGCTATGAAGATGGCTATAACAAGGGTTGGGGCGAAGGCTTTGAGACTGGCAGAAAGAAAGCAATCGCAGAACAGCGTAAAGTAATCATTGCTGCCATTGAGAAAGACCTTAAGAACAATGGTCAACATTACAACCCAGGAATTATTGCTGGAGTTCATTCCGCTATCAGTATGATTAGAAAGATTAGATAATGATTAAGTCAGTTAAGATTGGTCCACAAGTATTTAGTGTTATTCAACGTGACCCAGATGAAGACGGTATGCTAAACGATGGTGCCTATGGTTATACCATTGATGGCAAAAACCTGATTGTAATTGCTGCTGGATTAAATCGTAGCAAGCAACAGATAACACTACTGCACGAAATACTACATGCAGTCCGCATGAGTAATGACGGTATGCCACGTCCAACCAAAGAAGATGACTTTGAATCCTGGGAGCATTACTTTATTGCGATGTATGAAACTGGATTGTTAGCAGTGCTAAAAGATAATCCAAAACTAAGAGAATGGCTGGTTAATGACCAAACAACAAATAAGTGATGATGGCATGACATGGCTAATATTCATATCTGGCTTTTTTATTATTGGAATAGTATTAGGAATGATTATTACCGCAAATTTACCAGAAGAAAACTGTTGGGATAAGTATCCTAATAATGAAGTTCAAGCAATAACAAACTGCGAAGGAAAAAACTAATGGAGCATGAACACGAAGAACATGGACACGAGCAACACGAAGAGCATGGAGAAGTGGCTAACACTCTCACTGAAAAGTTAGAAGAAGTTTCACACGCTGGTCACGACCACGCTGGAGAGACTGTATGGGACACAATCCTAGAAATTACGTTTGGCATTGAGCATATGTTTGCTGAATTCTTTTGGAATGCTGTATTTGCACTTGGAGTATATGCATTTGCAAAGGCTAGAACGCTTCGCAAGATTCACAAGTATGTGGACAGCAAGCACGGAGTAGAACACGAGGAGTATTAAAATGGATTTGAATGCAGATTTTGTAAAGGCAGTAGGCATTACATATGACGAAGCAGAGAAACTGCTTCTCAAGAAGCACAAAGATTATGGACCTAAGAACATTTCTGGTAGTCCAGGGGGAGCGATAAATGGACTTAGGGTTAGAATGCACGACAAGTTGGCTCGCATTAACCATCTTTATGATACTGGTGCTACCCCTGAAAATGAAAGTCTTAGGGATTCTTTTATTGATATGGCAAACTACGCAATTATCGCAATGTTGGTATTAGATGGGAAGTGGGACCGTGATTAAAGCACCAGAAGATATTATCATTATTAAGTTAGATAAGAAAAGTACTGAGCCAGAGAAGAAGGCTAGTGGTCTTCTTATCATTCAAAGCGAGACAGACCAGCCAAAGAATATTGGAACAGTCTACGCTGTGGGAGAAGGCAGACAACTAAAGAGTGGCGTTCGTGCACCAATGGATGTAAAGGTTGGAGACAAAATTATGTTCAATCCTGGTGGCACCATGAAGTTCAAGCATGAGGAAGAAGATTATTTGTCATTGTTCAGTGCCAGTGTTCTAGCCATCCTTGGCGATGAAGATGAGGTATAATTAAACTATGAATAAAGTATTGATAATTGTACCTTCGAGGTCAAGACCAGAAGTAAGCCTAGAATTCTATGAAGAGTTCAAAAAGAATTCCGTAATCTCAGACCTGATGTTTGGTCTAGATGACGATGATGTAGAGTATCCACGCATTCCAGGGGTACTGTATGAAGTTAATCCACGCAAAGGAATGAACGGAACTCTTAATCAACTTGCTGTTAAGTATGCAGACCAGTATGACTATATTGGTTTTCTTGGCGATGACCACCGTCCAAGAACTTATGGCTGGGATGAAATCTTAGTTAATGCTGTTAAAGATATAAAGAATGGTATCACCTATGGTAGAGATATGACACAAGATGGTCAGCCTTCTCCTATCTGTACATTCGTAATTCTTGATACAAACATTATTCGTAAACTTGGATACATGGCACCAACAGAACTAAAGCATCTTTATCTAGATAATTTCTGGAGAGACCTTGGTGCTTCTATGGGGACATTGAGATATAACCACGATGTAGTTGTTGAGCATATGCATCCTGCTTTTCACAAGGGGCAATGGGATGAGCAGTATCGTGAAGTAAATGCACCAGACGTTTATAACCATGACCAGACTGTATATAACCAATACCACTTTAGTGGAGAGTTTGCTAGGGCAATAGATATTTTACAAAATGATTAAAAGACTAAAACCCAAGTGGTCAGACAAAGAGTTAGAAAAGGTCTATGACCATCAGTATGACCACACATCTTTTGATGACCACGTTCTTCGTGTAAAGCACACTATTCAATTTGTTAGAGATAACCTGCCTATGAATAAGAATATGCTAACTGTTGCAGACTTGTCTGCTGGCGATGGGGCTATTGCAAATGGTCTTCCTTTTCCAAATAAAATCCTTGGAGACTACTACCCTGGATTTGAATATACAGGAAAGATTGAAGATACCATTGAGCAAATTCCAAATGTAGATTTATTTGTGCTGTCTGAAACACTGGAGCATGTGGACAATCCATTAGAAGTTCTAAAGCAAATAAGAAACAAAACAAATTATCTTTTGGTATCAACTCCACAAGATAACTGGGAAGATGATAATCCAGAACATTACTGGGCTTGGGACAAAGATGGTGTAGAAGGATTGTTAAAAGATGCAGGATTTGAGCCAATAGCATTCCTATCAGAGACATTGTGGTACACACATCAGTATTGGATTTGTAAATGAAAATTTTGATTACAGGACACCGTGGCTTTGTTGGCAAGTACTTTGTAGAAAAGTATAAAGACCATGACATCACAGGCGTAGACATTGTTGACGGACTAGATGTTCGTGACTTCTTTAAGACTAATAGAGAGAGTTATGATTTAGTTATTCACCTTGCTGCTATTGTTGGCGGTAGAGCAACTATTGAGGGCAATCCTCTATCAGTAGCAACAGACCTAGCGATAGACTCAGACTTCTTTAACTGGGCATTGATAACAAGACCAGGACGCATTGTGTACTTTAGTTCTAGTGCTGCCTATCCTACAAAGTTCCAAGGCAACGAAGACTGGGTAAGGCTAGAAGAATCAATGATTGATTTAGATAACATTAGCAACCCAGACCTGACATATGGTTGGAGCAAACTGACTGGTGAGTATCTTGCCAAGTTTGTACAAGAGGCTGGCATTCCTGTTCACATCTTTAGACCGTTCTCTGGCTATGGCACAGACCAGTCGTTAGATTATCCGTTCCCTAGTTACATTAAGAGGGCTGTAGACCGCATGGACCCATTTGAGATTTGGGGAGATGGAGAGCAGACCAGAGACTTTATCCACATGTCTGATGTCGTTAATGCAGTTGATGAAGCAATTAGACAAGACATCCAGGGACCAATCAATCTAGGCTGGGGTCGTAGAACTACGTTCAATGAGTTAGCCAAGATAGTTACTGAAATCGAAGGGTATTCACCAGATTTCAAACATCTACCAGCAGCACCAGTAGGAGTTCTAAATCGTATAGCAAATCCAACTAAGATGCTGTCATTCTATACACCAAAGATTACTTTGGAAGAAGGTATTGAAAGGGCATTAAAAGGAATTGTCTAAGATAGGACTCGTAATACCATGGAGACCAACTCCAAGTAGATTAAAACCATTAGATGCAGTTCTAAAATGGTATCAAACTAATTTACCAGACATTGAGGTATTTTATAGCGACAGACCAGGGGATAGATGGAATGCTGCAGCCAGTCGTAATGATGGTGTAAAAAGGGCACAGGAGGCTCACTGTGACGTTATTATTCTTAATGACGCAGATACACTACCCGAAATTGAACCTTTATTAGAAGCAATAGAACAATGCAAAACTGATGGACTTGTTCACAGCCCCTATGACAAATGTAAGTATATAGATATTGAAATGAGTGAACTCTACTATGCTGGCAAGGATATTAAATTACTTAAACATACATTATATTCACCAGCAACAGGTGGTATATGGGTTTGCACACCAGAAACATGGTGGAGTTTGTATGGAATGGATGAAAAGTTTCAGCAGTGGGGACCAGAGGATGCCGCCTTTGATATCTCTCATAGAATAATTAAAGGTGTTCCCCTAGTGCCACATGAAGGATATATATACTGCTTAGGACACGTTCCCCAAATTCACGATGAGGGATTTAATCCAAGTCATAGATTTAATATGGAACTATATAATTTCTATCTTACTGCAAAAACAGCAGGAAGAATTAAATGGATAGTCAATACAAAAAACATTTATGAATAAAGGTAGTTATACTTATATTATGAACTGTTCATTGTGTCAGGAACTTTTGGTTCCAATTGTTTACGGATTCCCAACTTACGAGCAGATAATGACTGCTAAAGAAGACAAGATTGTTTTAGGCGGATTGCCTAGACCTCTTGCTCCAACTCACTTTTGTATTCCTTGTCAGGAAGAGTATCGTCTGGATGGGGACATTCACACACCCAAGTTTTCTCATAATAACTAATAATCTTTTTACAGTTCCAGTGATGCCCTGTCATACAGAAGCCACATTTACGCACGAACTAATTTCCTTTTGATTGGGTCAAATTTTAGTGGATGCTTCTTAGAAGCCTTACCGTTTTGTCTGTTGCTGTTTCTTGCACCTTTTGCTTTAGCCATTAAATGTCCTCCTTAACCATTAGTATGCCTGTCATCATAGCAGTAAATACTCCTGCAATTGTCTGGCTAATAGCCACAATGGTTGGGTCGAAGCCTATTGCACTGAATAAAATAAGCAACGGTAGTTGGGCACTAAGCCATAGCAGTCCCCATGTAATAATAAATGTTAGTCTCTGTCTAGCCATTACCACCAACTCCACTCATTCTCTTCGTTTTCTTCTAAATCTCTAAGAGCCTTAATAATCATTTGAGTCTTTCTAACATGATATCCCATCTGGATAATGTCAAGACCAGTGACCTCTACCTCATCGCCATCGTCTAGCGTAACCACATAGGTGCGGTCAGGGATAATTACAAAGCGTGTTTTATTTGGCATAATTTATTATACCATCAATCAATCGGAATATCGTTAGGATGGATAGAGTTTATGCCAGCCTTTGTATAAATGTTTCTGGCTCCAGTGTTATCGTCAATGGCAAGGGTAGCATCTGAAAGTTTCTCAGCACACTCAGCCTTCCACTTGTTAGTAAATTTATAGTTATATGGATTAAGAAGAAGACTATTATACTTAAGTCCAGCATCTTTGAGAGCCTTTTCTGTTTCTGCTCTCATGCTTCGGCTTCTTCCACTAATCACAACCACCTTGGTATTAAGTGAGTTAATATAATCAATGGTCTTTTGAATGGGTGTAGAACTCATGTGTTCTAGGACGGTATCGTCAATATCTGTAATAATCATATATCCAGTATACCAGCAAAAGTTCGGTTTGTAAAGAGTAAAATCGGGCGGAAATATGAGGTTTTAACGCTTGACAAGCAAGCGATTATCCTGTACAATTG